TTGGACGAGTGCAAGGTGAGCGACATCGCAGGCAAGATGGCCGAGTGGCGAAAAACGCTCTGGGCGACTGGGCCGTGTCCAGATTCTTCGCAGGAAAACTTGACGCTCACCGACGCGGAGAAAGATGCTGTTGCGATTGCCTACAATCAAATGCGAGCCATTCACGCTGACAACGTAGCCGCCACCCTTCGCGGCCTGCTGGAGCGGCTGGGCGGCTAATGTCAAGTTTTGTTGCAAAAAAACTTAACGACAAAGAAAACAATGAAAGCAAGTGACATATTTCTTGACCCGGACGTCGTCGGCGAATCTGAGTATCGTATGGTGTACGACTTTATTGATGACGCGCTACATGACATGACGTACGAAGACGAATTTACAGCGCAAGAAAAGTTAGCGCATGTTCGCGGTATTTTGAACGAAATCATTACGGCAGCCGAAGCAATGAAAGATCGGTTAAATGGATTTTGCCGCAGCCAAGGATTGTGAAAAACCATTTGCCGGAAAGTACGCTGTGCACGATCGCGTATTTGTCAAAATAGGCAGTCGCCCGTTGATGTCGTTTCGAATAATCGAATGCGTCAAAAGACGACGCCCGCATTACAGATTTGACTGGGCAGAACACGGATTTAATGCTATCTTAAACACCGTAGCAATTCCGGAAAGTTCTGTTGTCGGCCCCGTCAACTAATCTGGTGCGGAATGAAATTTTCTGGCATGTCGCCGGTGGAAATTCAATTCATCCGGCTTTATGTGGCAGCCATGCGGCGCGACTATTATTTGTTGCGCTCAACCATGAGTTTGATGCACCCGTCTACTTTGGGTGTAAAAGACTTTGCTTCTGCCGCAAACATGGCCGTCGAACTCGACGATATGCATCAGCAGTTTGAGCAAAAAATCGAGGCCATCCAGAAAAAAGACAACATTCGAAAAATCAACGTATCAAACGGCCCCAGCGTTGACGAGTTAGCCGATTTGTTTTCGCTGTCGTTTTTAAAATTGGTCACAACAGAAGAAAACGACACTGGCGCGTTGATTGGTAAAACTGACAGCGGCTGGTACAGCGGCAAACCCACTGAATGGAAAAAGACTTTTTCGCTGTACAAGAATACGCCAAATAACGCCATCAACGCGTTGCCCGACCTGCTGTCGAATTTTCTCAACACGTTAATGAAGTTTTTTCCGTTTGAGACCAACTACAAAAAATGGCACGAAGGTCCGTTCGGCGCGGCTAAAAAACTCTGGCCGCCTGAGACAAACGAGATTGAAGATTACCAGCAGTATTTTGAAGACGACGAGGATTACGAAGAAGACGACGACAACCCGTTTGAAAATTTCTTTAACCACGACCCCGATTCCGAATAAGAGGTTTTTTTGTGCAGCCGCTTTTTGTGTTTAGCGCTGACCTACATTTAGAGGACGGCGCTTGGTCGACAAAACCGGGCATATACGGCGATGCCTATTACAGTTTTGCGCAGATAATTGATTACTGTATCGAACACCGTTTGCCGCTCATCCTTGGCGGCGACGTTTTGGAGCGCAAACAAAATCTTGCGCGCCCGATCACAAAACTTTGCGCCGGCTTGTCCCGAATGCAAACGGCACAATTGAACGTTTATTACATTCAAGGCAATCACGAGTACGACCGTAACGCACCTTGGTTGTCAATTCATCCGTGGCCTATTCATCTGCATAACGCCGCGGCCACCTTCGGCCCGCTGGGTGACATATCTGTTTGGGGGTTAGATTGGCTACCGCGCGGCGAAATTCAAGCCGCGTTTCAGGCCGTCCCGGAAGATACTGATATCTTGGTAACTCATCAGGTCTGGAAAGACTTTATGGGCAGCATTGGCCGCACCGAGTGCGAACTGACAGAAGTGCATCACGTTCAAACTGTATTGGCCGGCGACTTTCACGTCACCAAGGTGGCGGAAAGCACGAATGCGCAGGGCAAGCCTATTAAGATGCTTTCGCCCGGCTCGACGGCGATGCAGGACATGGGCGAAGACTCGCAGAAATCGTTTTTTGTGATTTGCGAGCACGACGGTCAAATCGTCTTTACACCAAAACAACTCAAGACGCGCGGCGTTATTAGTTACGCTGTTAAAGAGCAAGAATTTCTAGACGAACTTTGCGCCGGCCGTTTGTTGAAAGAAATCACGGCGCTTACTGAACACGCAAAGGCTGCTGGGCATCATTCAGACATTCACAGGCCGTTGGTGCGCGTCAAGTTCGATAAGCGCCTACCTGACGCGTTCCTTCGCGTCACAACGGTCGTCGCCGACTTGGCGCACTTGTTTTGCGAGGCTTTGACTGATAAGACTTCGCAACGACAAGGCCCGACTCGCGATACGGTAAAGAACGATTTGCTGTCTGCTGTGTCTGATTTAATTGGCGGTGAAAACAAGGCGTACAAACTAGCCTCTGCGCTTTTGACGGCAGATGATCCCGGCAAAGAATTAGAAGCGCAGTTCTCTAAATTCATGACTGAGGAACCCAATGCAACTTCTGAAATTGGAAGTGAGGAACTGGGTTCACCATCGGCAGCGCACGTGTGAGTTCACACGCGGGCTTGTTGCCATTCTTGGTGAAAACGGTTCTGGCAAGAGTAGTCTTTTCGGCGCCATCCGCTGGCTCCTTACCGGCGAAAACCCTAACTACGGCGTAAAGGCAGACAACGTCAGCCAATACGCCAAAGAGGGTGAGCCGTCATACGCAACGCTTGAATTCGAGCACAACGGGCACATCGCGGTTGTTACCCGCTACCTTTTGCCCGAAAAAGAACAATCTATCTTAACGGTAGACGGTAAAGAATCTGCGCGCGGCGACAAGGCGGTAACGGCTGGGATCGAAAAACTGCTGGGTGTTGACGCCAAGTTTATCAGCAGGTTCATCATCGTTTCCCAGACCGAGATATTTTCGTTTATCGACGATAATCAGACGGACACGGACAAATTCTTTCAGCGGTTGTTCAATACAGCCAAAGCCGATAAATGCCAAGATGCAATTGGTAAGGGCTTGCTGAAACTCAACGTGCCCGAAATCATCAAACCCAGTTCGCAAATAGTTCTGGAACAAGAAGAGGTCGCCAAACAAATCACAGCGTTAAAGACGCAAATAGATGCGCTGCCTACGCTCGATGCATTTTTGCAAGCCCAAGAACGCGACCAGAAACTTATCCAGCAATGGGAAAACCGTGAAAAAGCAGGCATTGAACTGCAACGGTTGTCTCAACAAGCAACTGAATACGAAAAGGAAATTGAAGAATCGGAAGAAACTTGCCGGCAGTACAAGAAAGACCTTGAAGCGTTTTCTTCGGCTATCGAGGGCAAAGAAGATGCCCATCGTGACGCCAAGATTGCTTTAGGCCACTGGGAAAATTACAAGAACATCGCAAAGGTTAAAACCAAGATTCAAGAACAGCGTGACGCCATTGCGGCAGAACGCGTTAAGAATCCAGAACCGCCCATTTACAGTGGGATCGAAGCGGCGCAACTGCGCCGACAGGCTGATTCCGTCATACGTCAAATCAAAGACGCCGAGCGGTTCGTTGCCATGTTCACTGAGGAAGGTGTAGCCGAGTGCCCCACCTGTCATACGCCCTCAGCCCAGTTAGCGTCGCAAGTTAATGAGCAGCAGGCGCACATTCCTAAATTGAGGCAACTGCTTTCTGATTTGACTGAAGAAGCGGACAAAGCCGCTTCGGCTGAAAAACTCCGCAGCCAGTGGGAACTGCTGGAGGACAAGTTAAAGGCTCGCGAAAAGCATCTCGATGACTCCGAACGCGATTTGACTGCTGTCAAGCCGCCAGAGTCTACCGAAGAAGAACTTCAGCAAGCCGTGTCAGATTTTGAGGATTTTCAAGCGGCGCAAAATGAATTGTCGCCGTTGATGCAAAAGACTCGGGAACACGTCGCCAAACTGACCGGCGCTTTGACGGCCGTTCGCGAGCGTATGGCGAAGTTGGGGGAAGACATTAAAGAGATTACAGCCACGCAAGCCGACGCCCATATGGCGAACGCGCGGTTGACATCTCTTCGCGAGCAATGTGCCCACCGACAGACGTTAGAGCAGCAGAAATTTGAGTTAGCGGCAAATCATCGCAAATTACAGGAACAACACGCAGCAACTTTAAAACAAGAGAACGACGCTGTTAAAATGAGGCAGTGGTCCGCCCTTGCAACGCAGGCCCGCGAGGCCTTGAAGAACGCGCCGCGAATTGTTGCGCAGCGCAATCTGGAAAAACTAGAAACGTCAATAAACGAACTATTGCAGGTTTTCAGTGTCAACTTTCAGATTCGTGTGTCCGGCGACGGCACGCCAAATTTCATCGCGGAGTTTTACGACGGCCGGCGGCAAGTCGCGCAACGCTTGTCGATCGGTCAAAAAACCGTCTTGGCTATTGCGTTTCGAGTCGCCTGTAACGCCATGTTCGCCGAAGAGATTGGTTTGCTTGCGTTGGACGAGCCGACTGCGTCTTTGGATCAGCCGCGTATTCAAGCGCTGGCGCCGGTCTTAGAAAAGTTACGCGACTTGTCGACGGCAAAAGGGTTACAATGTTTACTTGTTACCCACGCTGCTAGTTTGTCCCACCTGTTTGAGTCTACGATCGAACTAGAACCGCCGGAGTTACGCAATGTACGTACCGCAGGATGAAACTATCATTAAACTTCATACTGCGGACGACGGTAAAGTTTGGTACGCCCGCGGCATAAGTGCGCCTAGAAATTCGGAACAAATTGTCGACAGTTTCCTGATGTCGCCGATTGTTGCCGGTATGGGCCTGACATTTCGCATTTTAGGCGTAAAGCAAAATGCCGAACTCATCAGCGCGTTGTATCTGCGCAGATACAAAGGCGAGGTGCGATCCATAGAGGTCGCCGGCCCTAATATTTTGGACAACCAGTACGAACTTGGTAGTCCAGAGTTAGTGCTTCAGCGCATGCGCACCGCGGCGATTTCGCCGGCTTGTGGCGGCTGGCATCAGTTGACTATGAACGATTATCCGGCTTACGCGTTGTTAGCCAGAACGCTTCGCACGAACTACACGCACGACGAGTCGACGCAACAGTATTTTCAAATGCATCCGGCGCACAAAGCGTTAACGTTTATTCCGACGCTGGATCAAGAAGCCGCGACAAAGATGCTGATTCATATCATTGACCCGCGCTGGTACGTAGACCGCCGCCGCCCCGACCGGCTCAAAAAACTAGAGTTGTTTTTAGGGCTAACGCCAGCAGTGCAGTCGAAGGTTTCAAATAACAAAAAGTTGCTGACAAAGACTAGAGAGTTTCGGTGCGAGTCCGTGTTGGCAAGTTGGAAGACAGTTTCAGATGACATCGTGGATTTGACAAATCCAGCCAACTTTTTGTACCGCATTCGAAAAGCAGCCGGCGGAGGCAATCGCGGCGATTTGCGGGCGTCTCAGGCGTTTTTGCGCTACGTCAACGATAACTGGTTGTCCGCGCTCGAAAATCGTAAAGGCACAAAAGACGGGTTATTTGCTCCAAACCTGTTTTTCAAATCGCCTGCTGAGATAAAGACGTACACGCAACACATGCACGTGAAGACGTAATATGCAAGAGGTTACGGTCACAATTCGATTTAACCGCGTGTGTCTTGGCGCCGCCAAAAAGCGACGACACGGTCAAGTTCTTTTCTGTTTCGAACGTGACCCCAGTGATCGTGTAATGTTTATGTCGTCGGCTTGGCTGAGTAGCATGCGTTACGCAGCCAAGATTGCTAATCGGCATCATTCTGCTGTCAAAAAAATAGATTGGTGCCCTGTCGTTGTAGGTCAGCCGCGTAACGATTGGCGGCGTACGATCCTGACGCCAAATCAAGGCGGAGAGGGAATGCGCAGTCATTACGCGCTGCATGAGGCTTTTCGCCCGGGAGATTCGGTGGTCATTTCCGCCGTGCTGCCCGATGAGATATCATTGGCGGACTTCAACCACTTGCTCACGTTGGTCGGCAAGTACAAGGGGTTCTCGCCATTTAACAACGTACAAGAAAAATATGGGACATTTGAAGTCATATCTATCGAACCAGTCGCCGGACCGGGAAGCGACTAACATGAATTTTGCCGGCTATCCAGTTGTGATCAACAAGATCAACAACGTACTCAAAATTACTGGTGAAGGCGGCTCTGCGTTAAATCCCGAACTGGCAATCCGCCTGACAAAAGATTTACGATACGATCACGTTGAGCAACTTCACGGACAGTCTCGTAAGAATCCTATAACCGGCCAACGGATATTCTTCCAAACGCGCGAATACAAACTCTACCGCATTGAAAACGGTCACGTTGTCGTGCTAAGCGGTTATCTGGCGCGCATGCTCAGGCGGCTTAAGAAATTAGGCTGCAACTTAACGCTGGTAGACGCGTCGCCGACCCGTAAGCGCCCAAACTGTTACGTGCCGCATTGGGAGAATTTGGCCGGCAAGATTGAATTCCGGCCTCGGCAGGAAGAGTGCTTGCAACTTATCTCTCGCGTTCCGTGCGGCGTAATTAAGGCTGTCACGGGTTTCGGCAAGACAACGCTGATTGGCGCAGCGTCGCAACTCTTCCCAGAAGCGCGTATTGACGTAGTCACTAAAAGCGTCGACGTAGCCGAGCGTATTGTTCGTAGCCTTCGGAGGTTTGTGCCCAAGGTAGGCATGATTGGCGACGGGTGGAAACAACGTGAAAGAGTTACGGTGATCACGGCGGGCAGCCTTCAGCACGCTGACGGCGAAGCCGACTTCATGTTTGCAGACGAAGTTCACCAACTTGCCACCATCAACTTTTCTACAGCACTGGCGGCGCGATACCGCAACTCTAAAAATTTCGGCTTGTCGGCAACGCCGTATGCGCGTATGGACAACGCACACGCCATTCTGGAGCCGCTCTTCGGCCCCATGATCTTTGACCTGCCTTACCAGCAAGCGGTCGAATTGGGCCTTGTTGTGCCGGTCCGCGTGCGGTGGCTGCCAATCCGCTTGACACACAACCCCGCCGAGAGGTACAAGCACCGCGTCGCACGAAAGCGGCACGGCATTTGGACGAATTACGCCCGCAACAACATCATCGCGGAAGCCGTGCGAGGCTACCCCGCCGATAGTCAGATTTTGATACTTGTAGAAACCATTGAACACGCGGTGCATCTCGGGTCGCTTTTACCAGAGTTTACGCTGATGTATTCGCAAATGGCGCCCTACGATTGCACGGCCTACAAGAAACTAAAGTTACTGCCGCAAGACTATCGGCCGTTAACAGATGTGCAAAAGCACGACATGAGGTCGGCATTTGAAAACGGAACATTACGAAAAGTCATTGCTACCGACGTATGGGCGACCGGCGTGGACTTTGAGCAATTAAACGTATTGGTTCGCGCAGATGACCGCGACAGCGACATCGTCGACGTACAAGGTCCCGGCCGCGTAAGTCGTACATACACGTCGCCAGACGGTGTAGTGAAAGAATTCGGCGAAGTTCTCGATTGTATGGACACATTTGACCCAACGTTCTATCGCAAAAGCACTGGACGCCGCGATAGTTACAAATTGTTGGGCTGGGAGCAAGATTGGAATGACGCTGCAAGGAGTTGGCGAACCAAAGAGCAATGAACAAACTTATCTGGATCATGATTGGTATCGGGATTTAACTGATGAACAGTTGATGGCGTACATACGCTACCTGTTCATTTATTTCCGGGAAGGCGCTATTGATTGGGACGCGCCAGCGCACACCGTGCGACGGCCGCACTGGGACGGCGGCAAAGATGTGTACGGTTCTAAGTACAAATCTATCTGGCGCAAGACGGTCGAACTGATTCGCGCTGCGGACGCAATTCCCGGCGTCTGGGTCGCGTCGCACTTCTCCGACGCTGTATATGCGGTCCGCGCCGCTAGCGGCAAAACGCTGGTGCAGGGCAAGCCAGAATTAATGTGCAGCCCTGTGTCGTTAAATGTGTATCAAGAATTCATGGCGAACTTTGACGCGCACGCCAGTCTTCAATACACTCTGGCTGAAGCGTCAATTTCAACGCGTTACACAATCACCGAAGCGTTTAATTTGCCGGAAGACGATCACATATTGCTTGTGATGTGTGATACGTCGCACGTAAATGCTACGCCGTTTTTCAGGCACGCTTTTGCCGCAGAACTAGATTGTCAGCGCGCAGTGAAAAAATTCATTTGGCCAGCCGCAATTGAATACGAAACGCGGCAACCCCTGTACGACAAATTTATCGAAACCAATTCGGATTTCGACTGGTTTGTCTCTTCCAATCTAAAAAAGTTTGTCGCGGATATTAGGAAGCATTGGAGAAGGTATGCTTAGTCAAGGACGATTAAATAACGTCGGCGTTGACGATGTTCCGCTGACTTTTGCGGAATTAAAAACGCTCATTCGCGGGCTAGTGCGCTTTCCCACGGCTTTGAAGTCAGCCCTGCGCGTTGAGTTTGCTCCGGAGCAATTCAATGGCCCAAACGAGTACGGCTTGCAATTGTTTATGCTGCTCTACATTAGTCTGCTTCAACGCCATGAAGCAGTTACGAAAGACATGTTTCTTTCGGAGATCGAAGCCGTTAGTCAGAGCAACCTGATCGCGATGGGGCCGAACGAGGCTGACTTTTTGTTCGGCGCGGATGATGAGTCTGAAGGTTTTATTGATTTTGCTTTTGCGCCGCTGGCCAGAGAGTTAGAGGCAAACGAAATCAGAGCGGAGCGCGCGTACGTAGAAAACATCTTGCGGCGCTTTTTAAATGCGCGGTTGCTCAAGCAGCAACTCAAGCAAATTATCAGTCACAGCAACGACAATACGTCGCCGCTTGAATTTCAGCGGCTGCTTGATCAGTTCAACAAAAAGGCGCAGGCAATCAAATTTGTCGGCAACGAGGCGGTTAACGCCGCCATCATGCCGAATGTCGGCGAGAACATCATTCTGCCGCCGCAGGCTGTGCCGACAACGATTGCGTGGATTGATAACTATATCGGCGGATTTCGCGCCGGCGATATTATTGGCCTGCTAGGTCCGTACTCCGGCGGTAAGACGACGATGCTTAGCACCGTGGCTGTGCGCCTCGCGCAGCAGTACGCCGCCAATGGTCAGAACAAACTTGCTGTGTACATCGGTTACGAAGACGGCGCGCAGAAGATCAACTTTTCTCTGTACTCGGCTGCGGCGCACATTGAACGTAACGCGTTTATCAACAAAACGCCGGAAGAAGTGTGGGCCGGTCTTTCGACGCGGGACACGCTCAAACCGTACGAGCGCAACATCCCTGTTAACGCAAATTCAGAAATCCTTCTGTGCGAACGCGACCGATGGGCCGCAGCGCAACAATGGTATAACGTGAACTTCGCGTTTCTCGACTTTTCTTCAAATCCAGAAACCGGCGGGAGGGGTAACGGCGGCGTGCATGAGATTGCCGCGACGCTGGAAAATCTAACAGAGCAAACCGGCATGGAGATCGGCGTCGTATGCATTGACTACGCCGGTCCGCTGATCAATCGCGAAATGTCGCAGAATGCCAGCACGAAATATCAGGAGCAAATCTGGCGTCCGTTGCAAATGTTGCCTGATGAACTTAAAACGAAAATCTCGATACCATTTGGTTGCACAATCTTGTTGGCGCATCAGTTGGCGCAAGGTGATGTGAAGAACATCCCACCTTACCGGCACGTCACGCACGGCGACGCGCAGGGTTCAAAGGCTTTTGCTGAGAATTTGCACGCTTGCTTGTGCCTTAACCGCCCCGACCCTGAAACGCACGTATCGACAATCAACTGGTCTAAGATTCGTTTCGGTCGTCCCGCTACGCCATTTGGTCTTGTCAAAATTGATGAGGACGTGGTCGACGTTCGGGCGGTCGATGACGAATATTACGTCAACGACCTTGCAAAGAAAATCATGCGGCGCGATGACGCGGCACCTACGGCGCACAACAACGTAGTAGTAGCCCCTGACTCAACCCGCCGGCGCGTAATGCCAAACATTGACACGTTCGGAAGTGAGAACATGTTTTAGGAGTTTTTATGGCAATGACCAAGTCGTCAGCGCCTAAAGTCAACCCATTAAATCCGAACTTGTACGCTTTGCTGGAACACAAGTTTGGCGAAGTCAAGTTTGCAAATGCCGGCTCCGCAGCCAACATCCAGCGTTTTCCAGACCCGCTACATCCCGGACGAATAATTACCCAAGCGCACTGGTGGGGCGAATACTACTGCGTTTGCTGTCCGTTCTGTAACGATGTCGGGCATAAACTCTGGATCAATCATCTATACGGCGCTGATTATGACCAGCGCACAGGCCGACGCACAGATACTTTTCTGGCGCATTGCTACAAAAACGACTGCGTAGCCCAAGATGGTCGTGCAGGGCAATTGGAGGACATGATCTTCGGCCCCGGCAAATGGGGTGCGAAGAGAATGCCAATCCGTAGTGGCGATGTAGCCTCGTCGTCTGAGACAATAGAAGCCCCCGGCGACATCATTGATCTGCGAGACTTACCGCCGACACATCCGGCTATTCAATACCTAACGTCGCGGCAATTTGATATCAACGAGTTGGCCGAGACATTCCACGTCGGTTTGTGCACCGACGCGAGTAGCCGCTACCGAATCATGAACGGCCGGATATACATTCCGTCGTTATTCAACGGGCAACTTGTTGCGTGGCAAGGTCGGCTAACGCGTAATACGTCGAACAAACAAGAAATCAAATACTATACGCAGGGCCGTAAAAGCAGGGCGTTGTACAACTACGACAATGCTTGCCGGCAACCGGCGGTCGTTCTTGTCGAAGGCGCCCCCAGTGTTTGGCGGCTGGGGCGCTCCGGGGTGTCCCTGTTCGGTAAGACGCTGTCTTACTGGCAGGAAAACACGGTTGCGACGACGTGGGCTGGAAAACCTGTTTTCGTCATGCTAGATTGCGACGCCCAAAAGGAGTTGGAGCAGGTGGTCACGCAACTGTGCCAGCACAACGTGCATGTAGTTCCGGTTGTTTTGCCGGACGCACGCGACCCCGCGGATTATTCGCGGGAGGAACTGCGTGACATTCTTTCTTCCGCAGCCGCGTCGGTAGACGTCTCGGCTGATATCTCATTTCTAGAGTGAACAATGGCTTCCGCTGTGTCTTTGAATCACCGACACGCTAGCGCACTTTACGACGATACAGGCGCAGAACTCACTGCGGACCTGTTCCCAATGGTTGCGCTTGACTCCGTCGGTATGCCCCCAGCGGGCGCCGACTTTATCGCTCACGCTGTTGCGCTTGGCGATGATCCGACAGTTGTAAATATCAAAAACAAGAAGAAATTGCCGGTCGGCGAAAAACTGGCGCATTTGTATCGTGCGGCACTTTACGACCCAAGTTTCTCCATGCCGATTACATTGAAGAGCGGCACGGAGATTGTGCAATTTCTTCCGGGGCATTTGTTGAAGTACGGCACGGGTGACGATCCAATCTACGGCCCAAAACCGGCAAAGGTTATGGTGGTAGGTAAAATCCCGGGCGTTACCGAGTTGAATGATCGCAGCGCTGTTACTGGTCCGGTAATGGAGCCGTTTTTCAAGGCGCTAAAAAATTGCGAATTCGACCCGCGCGATTATCGAGAGTGGTACATCACTTACGCTTGCAAATTTGGATCGCCGACGCCGGATACGCCAGCCGTTCCTGCCGCTTGGTTGAAAAACTGCGCGGTGTTACTTGCACAAGAAATACGGCTCGTGCAGCCTGATTACATTTTGTGTTTAGGCAACGAGGCAACCAAAGCCGTATTAAGCACAAACGCTAGCGTGTCTGATTTGGCCGGTCGAGCAACTACGCTCAAAACGTATGACGCTGACGGAAATGAGCGCGAAATAAAAGTCATGTCGGTTATGCATCCGGGTTACGTGTTGCGCAAACCGGAAATGTACGAAGACTTTTGCGGGCAGATGTCCCGCTTTCGCGACTTGATTGAAAATCGTGAAACAACTGCTGAAGAAGTCGACCACGCCGATATCTACACTGAAGAGGCGCTGCGTGAAACGGTAGACGCCATGCTGGCTGACACCGATCTCAACGCAAACATCATCGCCGTTGACTGCGAGTGGCACGGAGACTATCCGACAGAAGACGGCGCTTATTTACGTACGATTCAAATATCTAACAAAGACAGGTGGGCTAGAACAATTGTTTTACGGCATCAAGGAGGCGCCGAGGCGTTTAAGCCAAACCTGTCGGCGGCTCGCGATCAATTGCTGCGTTTACTTAAAAATACGCCCAACCGACATGTACGTGTGGGCGGTCACTTTTTCCGTGCTGACTTGCCATGGCTTTTTGCTTTTGGGGTGGATTTACGTCCGGAGTATGCCCCGGCTGATGACCCTGACGATCGCACACACGGAGGCTGGGATACCAGTCTCATGTACCACGCCATAAACGAATGCGCGAAGTACGGTCTCGACGTTTGCTCTATGCGGTTCACAACGGCGCCGACGTATTGGGATGAACTCAATGACTGGCGAAAGCGTTACCGCGCGGAACGCAAACTGAAGGCCGGCGACATGGAAGGTTACGGCGATTGTCCGGCGCACGTCCTTCATCCTTACGGCGCATACGACGCCGACGTCACTCGCCGCATCATGATGTACTTTTACGGTACTAACGGAAAAGACGGCGCTATTGCCTGTGATCCGCAAGGGCACGATTGCTGGTTGCCATACTGGACAGCGCACCAAGCGTCGTTGTCGTTTTTGGAAATGGAAATGACCGGTCTCGTTGTTGACCGCAGCCGCGCAGACGAATTGACAACGTTGTTTATGAACACGCAAGAACGGTTGTTGGACGAGATCAGGCGAGAACTTAACTGGCCAGAATTCAATCCCAAAAGTCAACCACAATTGTCTGTGGCGCTGTTTGGTGCGGATTTTTCTAACCGTTACACAAACCCGCCCAATATCCCAGAAGGCGCTCAACTTTTGAATTTGCGCCCGGTTAAAACAACTGGCAAACGGCCGGTACTGTGGAACGAAATGGGTTGGCGCGGCGTTAATCCAGACACGGCCACGCCCAGCACCGACAAAGAAAGCCTTGGCATTCTTGGTCACGTGAACGATACGGCGGCAAAGATACGCGACTACAAGTTTGTCAGCCAAGTGTTGCAGTCTGTATTGCGTAAACCCTCGCGCACGGATGACGGAGATTACGAACTTGATGAAAACGGCAACTACTCGTACGAAAAAGGTCTTGTTGGCTGCGTACACGCTGACGGTAAAGTTCGCACGCACTTCTTTCAAACTAAGGAAACGGGCCGCGCTTCTTCTTCCCGCCCGCCGCTGCAAAACCTCAGTTCCCGCCGCGAGAACGACTACGAACGTATTCTCGGAGACCAATACCAGCATCCCGTCCGGTCGATCCTCCGTGTACCCGAGGGCTGCGTTGGTATCGAAACGGACCTCACTGGTGCGGAACTGGCGGTCCTCGCGTGGTTATCCCAAGACGCCGACATGATTGAACACGTTCGGCGTAATCTTCTGCCAGAGGATCACCCGGATCACTACGACATCCACAGTCAGCAGGCTATCAAAACTTTTAACATCACAGATGTCGAGCCAACTAAGAATGGTTTGAAGAAAGCCGGCAAGCACGGTTTGCGAGTGGCAGCCAAAAACGTGAACTTCGGTATTCCATACGGCCGCGGCGCTGAGGCGCTAGCGCGGCAGTGCAAGGAAGAAGGCGTATCTGTTTCGGCTGAAGAGTGTCAAGCGATGATTGAGGCGTATTTTGCTTCGTATCCTCGCACGCGGACATTCTTGGCTGAGTGCCGTGCGCGGTCTCAAAACCCGGGATGGTTGATGGGGCCGTACGGCCGTTTTCGTCGTTTTGTGCCGTCTAAAGACAAAGCCATTCGTGGCGAGCAAGAACGACAGGCGCAGAACTTCCCGATTCAAGGTGGAGTGGCTGACGCCGTGTCTATCGCATTATCAAACTTTCAACGGTATCGCGACGAGCACCCCGAAATCGACTACCGCATTGGGTTGCAGATTCACGACGCCATTGTGTTGATTGTGCCGATAGAGCACGCTGAACAGGTGTACAAAGAAGTAGTTCCGAAGTGCATGATTGAAGACGTGCCGTTTTATCCGCGCCGTTTGGATGGTTCAAAGATCGACGCCGGTCCGTATCGGTTTGGGTCTTCTCGTGAAGTGTTCGTCCACTGGGGCGAGACCTTGACCGCAGAAGACGCAAAGGCTCTTGGATTGCACTGGTTGGCCGAGAAATCGGGGGCTTGATTCTTCTGCGTAGTGTGCTAGACTGCTAGCAACAACGCGGGAGCCTCAACAGCATCCCGTACTTTTTAACAACGCGAGGTACGATACCTTGCACAACAAAGAAAGAGGCTACAAATGCCACGGTATGATTCTGAAAATCTTGCTGCCATCGACCCCGAGTTCCGTCGGCAGCACAATCTCGATAATGGTTCCCGCAAGAACAGCCCGTATACGTACGGCAAAAATGTTCTGATTGCTGCGGGTAACGAACTCATGGCCAACGGCCTCTGCCTGCGGCTTATGCCCATGTACGAAGAGGGCACTGGTCAGCGCCAGTTCGTCAACTTCCGAGAGGGCGCCGACGACGTAGCCATCGGCGACTGGTGCCGTTTACGGACTGTAGCGCATTGGGTGGGTAATCCCGGCGTGTGCATTATCCTTACGGATGGTTCGCCGGAAATGGACCTGCGCGAGAACCCGTACAACTTGTTGTACAACGTCGCGTGGAAGAACAAGGAAACACCGGGCATCGGCAGGCTGTTTAGCGAACTGCTTCAGAAGCCAAAGGTCATGAAGTCGCACATCGGCTCGCTGACCAAGCCTGAAAAGATTCTGTTTTTGTCGGCCAGCATCGTCGGCGACGATCGTGGGCAGATCGCGTTAAGTCAGTTTCTTGACGATCCCAAGAAAAACGCTCGTGTAATTGGTTTGAAGTTTAGCGCGCTTCAGTCGCTGTTCTCCATTCTCAAGGTACGCGATCCAGACACCAACGAGTACTCGACTGGCGATATGTTGTCGTTCGGTCCAGCGAAGTTGCTTACCATTCTGCCCGAAGCGTTCCAGAGCAAGGAACAGAAGGTTATGGGCATCGGTGCTGACGGCCCCGAAACGTTCTTCTGCCCGAAGTATGCTCGCGGACCGAAGGATTCGCAGTACATCGTGGGTTATCCGCCGCCGGATCGTCGTAGCGCGTTTACCCACTTTGCGATTGTGCACGATACGTATAACGGTCAGCAGATTTCTCTTGAGGAGCACGCTGAGCGTATTACGGAAGAAGCGCAGTCGTGGGATCAGATGCTCAACGTGCTGTCGTACGAAGAGCAGGCTGAGAAGTTAGCCGGCGCGTTTCCGCGGGAAGCCCTTGAGTTCGCGTGGCGCGAGTATCCGCAGTATTTGCGGGCGCTTGGGCGCAACACGACCACATCGGCCCCGCCGACGTCTGATTTTATCGACGACGAGAACGACGAAGCAGTGCAGGCGTTCCAGCAGCGCGCTCCGGCTCCCAAGCCGGTTGTTTCAAAGCCTGCGGCGCCGGCTCCTGCTCCGTGGGAAGACGCGGCACCCAGCGGCGAGATTAGTGCCGAAGAAGCCGCAGGCGTTGGCGAGTTGTTTTCTGCACCTGCGGCCCCGGTTTCTGCGCCGGAGCCTGCCGGTGACAAGTTGAAGCCGGCTGACATTCTTGCTCGCGCTCGCGCTAAAGCGGCCAAGTTGAAGAAGTAGTCTTTTGCTGTCTCGGGGCCGCGGGTTGCGCGCATTTTGCTCCGGCCCCGAGACGGTTATTTATTTTACTCGTACACAGGACACATTATTCATGGGCCGCAAGAAGAAAGATGCAGATTCGGACGTCAGCGTATTTGACGTAAACGGTGAGCACCCAGTAATCACTGAAGTGCTTAAAGCCACGGCGGAAGATAATGATCCGCTGATCGGCATTCCTCTGCCGACCTTGGCGGCGCGTTATTTGTTGCAGGCCAACATTTTCCCGCTGTCTCGGTTCACACAACTCCGCGGAGAGTTCAGCGCCGGCAAGTCGGCGTTGTTGCTGGAGATTATGCGGTGGTTTCACGTTTACGGCGGTGGGGCGATTCTGATCGACACCGAGAACAAGGGCAGTCCGACGATGCTGGCTGGCATGCTGGGGCATAATCCACAGCATATTGCCCGCACTAAAGTCACGACTGCCGCCAGCGTGGAAGAGTGGCAGATGAAGTACATGGGTTTTTGCAAAGCCATCCACACGCAGATTGACGCCGCTAATGCGCCCGATCGCGTTATTCCTATTTGTATCGGCGTCGATTCAATATCGGCTGTCGAGGTTGATAGGCGCGTTGAAAAGGTAGCCGACGAAGGACATGCCGCGGCAGGTCATCCGTATCTGGCGCGCAATTTGTCGGACTTTATGCGGACGGCTCTTGTGCCCACGCTGCGTCACTATCCGATTGCACTTATCGCAACAAACCATCTCAAGGAAGAGATTAACTCCATGGGCTTCGGCCCGCCCAAGAAATACGCCCCGGGCGGCGCCAGCCTCGACTACTACCCGACGTTGATTATCGACATGCAGAAAGCAGCGCGAAACAACATCGTGGCTGGCAGAGCCGAGGGTCAAGCCGTGCGACTTATGGCGACCAAGAACAATCTTGGCGCTCCGGGTCGCAAATTAGTCGTTAACCTCATGTGGTACAACGACATCGTTTCAGCAAAGGACGCTGACGGAAATGAAAACTATCGAAACCAGCAGTATCATTACTGGGACTGGCACACGGCCTCTATTCGCTTGCTCATGGACTTGCAAGCGTCCGACAAAAAGCCGCAGCCGGGCATTGATCCGAAATTGCCAGCGCTTGTACGACAGGTTTGTGACTTGGAGTATAAACACGGCACTAAAAACGCGGACACGCCGCTCGTCTTCTCTTCGGCTCTCGGCATCACGAAACAGGGTGCGATCTCCGAAGTGGAAGCCTCAATGGCGCTCGAAGAAAATAAGAAAGTGCTTGGTGTCCTCCACGGCTTGCTCGGCGTCAACGAGTACACCGTTTGCGACCCTGCTAAGAAGTATCGGGCACAGGTTATGGCTGAGTTGAAAAACCAGCAGATGACTGACGTGCCTGAACTTATGGCAGCCGCGAGCATGTCAGGCGAAAGCGTCATCCCCGCCGATTTCGACCCGCTGGGACAAGTCGACTGACTTTAAAACGATGGCTAAAAATATACCCAAGGTATACGCGCAGCCGTCGTTTCAAAGTAACCTTCCGCAGCGGTTACGAGAGTCTGCAAAGGCTTGCAGGGCCGTTGATCGTGCACCGCTACTAAACGAAGCGGCCGACTGGATTGAAAAACTGGAAAAAGAATTGCACAGGAAACACTCAAAAAATGTTCCCCGTCGAAGACAAGAATGAGCCGTACAACGGCTACGAAACAGGCCCCGGCGATACAATCATCGGTTACTATCGGCTGATTTGCACGTGCCCAGCCTGCCCCGAGCAATATGACGTGTTTGACGACCGGACAAAAAAGCAGGTTGGTTACCTTCGGCTACGCCATGGCGGATTTCGCGCCGATGTTCCCGACTGCGGCGGTCAGACCGTATATGCCGCCGAACCCAAGGGCGACGGTTGCTTTGACGATGACGAGCGGCAGCATTATTTAACGGAAGCCGTACGCGCTATTGACGAGCACATACAGGCGCAATCTTAAATTCACTTTTGTTATGGAGGGCAATTGTGGGCGTCAAAATCGGCGACACGGTAACGCTGCAAGATTTTGAACAAATCATTTGCGAAGCCGTTGCCGAAGGTCGATATACAAATAACAGAAAAACGGGCGTCGCCGATAAAAAGATGGGCGAGCAATCGGTTACAGAAACCGACTTATACGGCGTCGCCGCTGAGTTTGCTTTTTGCAAACTCTTCAACTTGTTTCCTGACTTCTCTATTGAGCCGCGGTCTGCGGCCGACGGCACCGATGTCGAAAAAGATAGCAAGTTGTTTATCTGGCGCGTTGATGTCAAAGGCACGAAATACCCAACCGGCAGGCTATTGGCGCGACCTATGGATGGCAATTACGCGTCTCACGCCGCGCGCAGCACTACAGACTTGTTTGCGTTAATGACTGGGCAATACCCGACGTTTACGTTTCGCGGGTTTTTCACAAAAAAAGATTTGATGCAGCCCGGACGTATCGGCGACTTAGGGCACGGGCCGACGTATATCGCGTCTCAACATGAGTTGTACAACGCGCACCTTCGTTGCGAGCACTGCGAAACGGTGGCACCACTCACAGAGTTTTCAGTTGTATACGTTACGGCTGTCGAAGAAAATTTTATCTCCTCTGCCAACAAAGTTATGAGGCAAGAAAGTGACCGACAGAGATCAGTTCTTCAACAAACTGTTTGACGAAGCCGCAAAAGCGCAGACAGATGGTTTTCAGCGGCAGTTGTCCTACGAGAGCCGCATTGTTCGCCGTGTGTTTACTGAATGCGGCGCCACGCCAAAAAGTTGGGGTCGGCTTGTAAACATCTGCAAGGCTGAAACCGGCACGCACGAAATGAGTTGTGCGTGGTTTAATTCTCAGTTCCCACGTTTTCCAGCCACGTTAGCCGGTAAGCGTATTGGGTACTGCGGATACCGCCGAGACGATAATGGCGGAAAGAGCAGTCTGTCGTTGTACCAGTTGACGATTGCGGACCTGATGGCGGCTAAAAGTAACGCATTGGTGCGGGCCATCTCGAAAGCGTTGCACATTTGCGCAGTCGACCCAGAGCACCCATTTATCTTCGTTTTTCCGGTTGTCAGAAAGTTCTTTGTCGCGCATAATATGGCCCTGTCCGGCAAGCCGGTGAACGATGCGCCGCGGGTTATGTGGACATTCGACACTGGCGAGTCTGTTTTACACGTAGAACACTCCGCTTCATTTTTCAACTTGCTCGGTCACGACTGGTTTGAAGAGTAGGTTTTGCTGTGGTCACGCCGTCAACGCAACGATTGCGTAGCGTATTCGCGCCGGTCACGGCTTTGTCGTTTAACGCGCGGCAGCGTGACGACTGTAGCGCGTTTCTTACGCAACGAAGCGCCGACACCGAATCGGTACCGATTGTCGACGAAGGGCAATTGATTCTTTCTGCTGACGGCCGTGTCGCTGAAAGCGGTTACCGATTCAACGCGATTGGTTTCGCAGCCGTTTCTAATTCGCTTGTGCAGGGCCTCAATAGCGTTTTCAACGAGTTGACTGGCGAAACCCGGGGGCGCTACGACCTCAGTATTGGCAACGGTGACGTGGCTACCGCCGTGGGCGTGTACAACGCCGTGTTGCGGTCGCGTTTTGAAGTGCTTCGTGAGCGCACGCTGCTAATCAATCACCGCGAAAAAACAATTGACGGATTTCTTGGCTTAGATCACCGGCTGCTGGACAACTCGGTTTTTTTCAATATGGTGGCCGAAGAGATACAAGTAAAACAACCGCAGGCCGAGTTTTACCGCGCTGAAATCATTGGGCGGGAAATTCGCATCTACTACATTGACGCTAAAACGAAGCGCACAGACATTCACATAGACCCTAGGCACATTTTTGCGGGCGGCTGGTACTTCTCTAACAGAGAAGACAGCGGCTTCGCGATGCGAGCATCCATGTGCGTTATGACAAAGTTTGGCCCGGCGATCGAAAACAGCCGGCGAGGCACAAGAGTGCGGCACACCGGCGCCGACCTTGTCGGGCGTGCCGCGTCAATGATTACCAAAATCGTTGAGCGGGAAATAGACACGGACGTTGTGGCAAAAAACGTCAAACGACTGCTGGCGACGTCTTTAAATTTTTCTGACTCGAAACACGGTCTCGACGCCGCAATGGAGAACTGGATCAACTATCTGTTGCAGTTCAAAATCTCGCGCGAAGACGCCAGACAGATATGCAAAAACGCCGCTATGCTCGGGTCAGACATCGACCCGCGAAATCCAATAGAGGTGTACACAAAAGAAGTGATGACAACTAGATCAGTTTACGATTTGTTTTGTTCAATTTTGCGGTATTCTCGCAACCAGTACCACACAACGCGGGACTTGTTGCAGACTGCCGCGATGCAGTTATTAGTTCCACACAGTTAACAAGGAGCGTTTTATGGGTCGCAAATCAGGCGCTATGTCGATCATGCAGGCAAACTTTGTAGGAGGTAACGGCGAAGCCGAAACAGCCCCGCGGCTGAATGAGCATACGCTTACCCCCGCTCTGCGAGACGTAGTGTCGGAAATTGATCAAATCTTCGGTGACGTACAGGTCGCGAGCCTGACTGCGTTTTGGCGCGTAGGCAAGTTGATCACAGACGTCAAAGAAGACCCGGACACATATTTGACAGACGAACAACGCGCCGCGCACATTGATGGCGCGTCTTTGATTATTTCTATCTTTGCGCCCGTCTACACGGCAGACCAGTTACGGGGCGCTGTAGGTTTTTATGAGCGGTATCCGGCCGAACAAGAAATTACCCGGCTGCTTTCGCTCCGCTGCCCGGATCGCCCGCGGTGGCGCATGACAGTGTCTCACGTTCAGTTGCTGTCTCAAATCCCAGACGAGGAGCAACGAACGGTTCTCGAAGAAAAGTGCGCTGAAGAGGCGCTGACGGCCCGAAACCTGTCGCTTGAACTTCAGGAAATTCGCGGCAAACGTAAAAACAGCGGACGTACGCATCAGGCGCCCAAGGGCTTGAAGCAGCAACTGATGGATTTGTTAAATCATCAGAAGCGGTTTATTG